GAAAGGTAAAGATCCTAGCAAGATGGGTATGATCCAAGCAATGGTTCAGCGCATGAATGCTCAAGAAGACTGATCTTCAAATGTCTTTTGATCGTATGCTCGATGCTCTTGATCAGGAAGATATTTCTGAAGAGAGTGATGAAGATGTCGTAGAAGTTGTGCGTACAAGTCACAGAATTACTTCTGAGGACGTAGACATTAGGGAAGACGTTACCGCTTTGTTTGCTGGTGATGATTCGCTAACTGAAGACTTTAAAGTAAAAGCAGCTACTATCTTTGAAGCAGCTGTCGTATCTAAAATCAACGAGCAGCTTGAAAAGTATGTTGTTGATATCGATTCTGAAATTGAAGATGAGAAGGCTCGACTAAAAGAAGAGACTGCAGCTAATCTCGATCAGTATCTCGACTATGTTATTGAAAACTGGATGGACGAAAATAGACTAGCTGTTGAGGCTGGCATTAAGTCTGAGGTCACAGAAAGTTTCATCAGTGGTCTTAAAGATTTATTTACAGAGCACTACATTGAAATCCCTGATGATAAAGTGGATGTAGTAGAAGAATTGGCAGCACGTGCTGATGATCTTGAGTCACGACTCAATGAAGAGATCAACAGAAATGCAGCTATGAAGACAGAGATGACAGCATTCGTTAAGGCTGAGCTTTTTGCTGAGGCTTGCGAATCTCTAACTGAGACACAGAAAGAAAAATTCCGTGTACTGGCTGAGAGCGTTGACTTTGTTGATGAGGACTCGTATGTCCACAAGCTCGATACTTTGAAAGAAAGCTATTTCAGCGACCTGTCAGAGTCAAGAGTATACGCTAGTGATTTTGATGACGCGGAGCCGTTGGATGAAGAAGTAACACCTACTCGTTCAGCTAACCCCGAGATGTCAGCTTATGTAAGTGCTATTTCAAGAACACTGAAAAAATAGTTTATATAAATAACTAAAGATAAAACCGTAAAGGAGAGACAAAAAAATGTCACAATACCTATCTGAAGAATTAGTCGAGAAGTGGACACCGGTTCTTGAGCACTCAGATCTTCCAGAGATCAAAGACTCGCATCGTAGAAACGTCACTGCTACTCTACTTGAAAATCAACAACGCTCTGCTATGGAGCAAGCTGCCGGTTCTGGTGGTTATTCAATGCCAGGTCTTCTTGGTGAGGCTGCTCCTGCTAACGCAATGGGTGCTTCTTCATCTGTTGCAGGCGATGGCAGCGTAGATATCTTCGACCCAGTACTCATTTCACTGGTTCCCGTTCTATGCCTAACCTCATTGCTTATGACATTGCTGGCGTACAGCCAATGACTGGTCCTACTGGACTAATCTTTGCAATGCGAGCTCGTTACACTAGCCAAGGTGCTGCAGAAGCTCTGTACAACGAAGCCGATACTGATTTCTCGAAGTCAGCTGCTGGCAACACACTTTCTGGCTTTGCTATCGATGAGTCACTTGCTGACGGCGTAACTACTGGTCAAACTGGTACTGATCCAACAGCTCGTGTATCAGCTAACGGCTATACTGTAGCAACTGGTATGTCAACAGCACGTGCTGAAGCACTTGGCGATGCTGCTAATAACGGCTTCCAGCAAATGGCCTTCTCAATTGAGAAAGTATCTGTAACAGCGGTTTCACGTGCACTCAAGGCTGAGTACACAATGGAACTTGCACAAGACCTTAAAGCAGTACATGGTCTTGACGCTGAGACAGAACTTGCTAACATCCTTTCTGCTGAGATCCTTGCTGAGATCAACAGAGAAGTTGTTCGTACTATCAACTACACTGCTACATCTGGTGCACAAGACAACACTGCAACAGCTGGTACATTCAACCTTGACGTTGACTCAAACGGCCGTTGGTCAGTTGAGCGCTTCAAAGGTATGATCTTCCAGATCGAGCGTGAAGCTAACCAGATCGCTAAAGACACTCGTCGTGGCAAGGGTAACATCCTGATTTGTTCTTCAGATGTTGCTTCTGCACTTCAGATGGCTGGCGTTCTTGATTACACTCCTGCTCTATCAGCTGCTCTAAACGTAGACGATACTGGTAACACATTCGCTGGTGTATTGAACGGTCGTATCAGAGTATACATCGATCCTTACTTCTCAAGCTCAGCTGGCAACCAGTACTTTACTGTAGGCTACAAAGGTTCTAGCGCATTTGATGCTGGTCTCTTCTACTGCCCATACGTTCCGTTACAAATGGTTCGTGCGGTTGGCGAAGATACGTTCCAGCCTAAGATTGGCTTCAAGACTCGCTACGGCATGGTCGCGAATCCATTCGCTAAAGGCGGAGACGCAGGTAACGGTTCTATCGCATTTGCTGATAAGAACGTATACTACAGATTGGTTGGTGTTGCTAACCTCAACGTTGATGACACAGGCAATACTTTCGCTGGTGTTCTTAACGGTCGTATGAAAGTCTACGTTGACCCATACTTC